CTACGCGACGTTTAGTAATTTCCATTTTTGTCAACCATTTGTTATGTTGTTCTTGAGTATACTTTAAAGACATAAATTTTTAAAACCAGTTAGCGCATCTGTATATATACCATCTAAATCAGGTTTTATTAAAGCAATAGCTATATTACGCGCGTCACACACTTGATCTAAGTTTGGAGCACAAAATAGTGCTAAACGCTTACCACGCATAGGAACACCCATAGACTCCTCACTAGCTTGATCAAACTGAAAATACGTTAAATGTTTGAAACACTCTCTAGCTAATAATAGGTTAATATTATATGTAGTCGTAGTATTACCAAATAACGCTGCTATATAAAACTGACTCGGTATGTTATTATAATACTCCCATATACCAGCATTATACAAGCAGTAAATAGCTTGCATTAGTGAAGCATCTCCAAGCCTATCAATATCGCCCATCCGAAGATGTGCTTCTATAATAGTTTTGTTTATAGTTTCGATGTTGAGACAACCTGTATAACCTTTAAGATGCTTCTCAACCCATCTATCAAAATACGAAGTATCTACAGATGTTAACTCCCAGTAATCAAACAACCCAAACTGTAGCTTCTCTCCTCTGAATACTATAGTATGTTTGATTTTGCCGTTTAGAAGTATATAATCAATAGAATAATGCTCTCCAAACTCAAAGTCAGACCAAAAATACCCTTGTAAGTGTGTATTATTGATATACTCCGCATACGAATGGCATACTCTAGCGCCTATACCGCCCCCAAGTAAATTATAAACTGGTTTTAGAACTACAGGATATGCTTTGGGTACTATACCAACTAAATCACACGCTATGCTGTGCTCTTGAGACTGCGCTAGTTTTAGTTTATTATATATCCAAGCGTAGCTTGGGTAGGCTTTCCAAGCTACTGCGTCTGTAGTAGGAATTACAACACCGTCTGTAGATAAGTTACAATACTGTTTAGGCATAGCTTGCTTAGGGTTATAATCTGCCCACATTGTTATTCCAATCTTTAAACGTAGATACCGCTGATATACTAGTATTACTAGCTGCGTTCAATAACGAAAATATATAGTTAGAGCTGTCGAAAATACGCTTGCACGCATAGCATGTTTCATATACAGAAGTAAAATGACTACCTCTATAACACCATACCTCTACTGAAGTATTACAATGCGGGCAAGCGCTTAAAGCTCTATATATAGACACTAATCTTCTCTATAGCGTTTTGTTTGATTTGCTATTTTTGAAGGTTGTTTGACAAATTGTTTACCAGAAGCTGAGCCTTTACGTTTAGCAGCATTTGTAGCTGCTTTTTGACCAGAAGATAAAGAATCCCAAGCAGCTTTTGGTAAATATCTACCTCTTTTAGCTCTTGGTTTATCTTGTTCTTTTTCGTCAGAGTATTGCCAGTCCTGCTTCGTCCATTTTACTAATGAACGCTGCGTAGGTTTAAGCATTTTTCTTCTTTTTTGCTATTGCAGCTTGAAGAGCTGGTGGTAGCTTTTTCTGAGCTGCTGTTAAACCAGCTTCCGGCTTTTTCTGCATAGCATCTTTATTCATAGGCTTCTTTTTTGTAGCTTTTGCCATAATTCTCTCCTATCAACGTTTATTTTTTTTCTTTTTAATTACAAGTAGTTTACCTGCTTGTTCTTTTACTGTCATACCAGCTTGTTCTGTTTGTTTCTTCAAAGAGTTATATTTTTGTGATACTGTAAGTTTCTTCACGACTTATATCCTCCGCCAGATTCTTTATATTGTTTAGCTAGCATTTGACTCTTTCTAGCACTCCATTGACCTGGGGCGCCTCCTTTATTTCCTGCTTTTATCTTTTCAAAAAGCTGTTTTCTTAAAGTAGGCTTAGTATAAACTCCAGCCTCGTTTACTCTAGATTTACTCACTTTACACGTTTAGCACGAGCACGAATCATAGCAGCAGCAGCTACACGCTGTCCTGCCTCTTCGCTACCATATTGTTTTGCAGCCATAGCAGCTACTTTATCAAAAGTTTTACCTTTTTTACCAATATCTTCACCAGCTTGTGCCTGTTTTGCTAGTGATGTTCGTTGTTTACTTGTTAATTGCTTACTTGGTTTCATAACAATCTCCTTAAAAAAATTGCAGAAGTAACTGCTTACTTCTGCATTATAACTCATTTAACCTGTAGGTCAAATTATATTTTTACAAACTAAAGGCTCACCAGCATATAGTTCTTCTTGTTTTATGAAATTATAGAAGTGCTGAACTGCAATTTCTTTATTCTTAGCTTCAATATCAAAGTCTGCGTATTCTAACATTGGTACGTGGTTAGCCATTAAGTGCTCATCCCAAAAAACTTCACAGTGAGCATTAGGTTTCATCCAGTAATCTTGGTTATCAGGATGAAAAGACTGTGATACGTGAAATAGGGGTCTGACATTTTTCCAAGTTTTAACAGCTTCGACAAAGTATTCTGAAGTGTGTGTAATATGCTCTACATCTCGAATTTTACGATTTACGGTTTTATCTGCTATTTTAACTTTTTCAGTCTGCGTCATTCTATGACACGCATAGTGGTGTGTGTCTAAAGTAGTTCTAATAGGTATACGTTTAGCTAACTCAAGTACATGGCTGATATCATAGCCGTTTGGTTTATCTTCATTCTCTACGGCTAAACATTGTTGAGCATAATCGCTTAAATAGCTATAATTAGTAGCAAAACGCTTAATTCCGTCTTCGTGCTTACCGCCGTATAAACCTTGTAAATGAATATTCATAACAAATTCATTTGCTGGAATATTCATCAGCTTACCATACAAGGCATGGTACTCAAGATCTTTAATTGAGTTTTTAACAACATTTGCGTCGTTAGACCCTAATACAGTAAATTGACCTGGATGAACACTAAGACGGATTTCATATTTTTTTGCTGCTTCGCCTGCTTTGGCTAGTAGTATTTCAATTTTAGGCCAAATTTCAGCATACCAATCAGCAGTAAAATCTAGCGTATAGCATGGAAAGATTTCTGATGATATACGAAAACTACGCAAGTTATGAGGCTGTGTTGGAAAATATGTAGTTAGAATATCTACCAGTTTAGCACAATTTTCTAGTGCTTTGCTTTGTACTTTTTGTTTGCCGCCTTCTTTAAGAGCATAAGTACGAGTAGTAGTCCCAAAATTGTACCTCTTAGCTAGCTTAGGGTCATGAAATTGACAGCACTGGCTTAGCTTATAATTAGTTTGTGTAGAATTAAAATAGCTCATAACAATTCCTTAAATTGATAATACAGATTATCAACTTGCTTAGCAACTGTCAATAATACGATGAAATTTAATATAGCAGTATAGATTATGATTTACTCATATAAGCAGTTGCGCCAAAATAAAAACCAATTATAGAAGCTTGTGCTATATAAAACAAACCTAGCAAATCTGCAAGGGCTTCTACTCTAGAGTCAGAAATTATAGGGCTGCATAATATAGCGGTAAACAATAGCATACTAAGCAGCGCTACCCAGCTCATTCGTTTTTGAGCATCGGCTTTTTCTTCGCGTAACTCAAGCTCAATTAATGAGTTTGATTTAGTTAACTCTTCATCTGTCACAGCGCCGTCTTTATTTAAATCATAATCAGAGTTTGTAAGTTGTTTTATCACAATACAGCAGTTTTAGAAGCAGATACTTTACGAACAACTTCTTTTTTACTTTCTTCTATAGCAGTAGTTATAGTCTCTTTAGAAACGCTAGCTGTATTTGCTTTTACTATACGGGAGTCATCCCATTCGATTTTTAGCAGATCAATACTACCGGGACCATAACCATGTTTGCGTAACCAACGCTCAGCTTCTTCCCAGGTTTTCATATCTTTAATCTCTGAAATCATTTATTTCTCCTAGTTATCTATTAATATTAAATCAAAAGAAGCAGTTACGCGAGCATTATTAGAACGAACAGCAGCTCTAATATCTATATCGGATTTTTCCGGAATACGCAAGGGTATGCTAAATTTATAGTCGTACAACCCGCCTGTTCCAGATACTTCAAAAGAATGCCCGACTCTGAACGAATTTTGTCCAAAGTATCTAATAAACATATCGCCAGTAGCATCAGCGCCTGCTTGCACACTACAAACTCCATGAATTAGATACCCAGTTTTATTAGCTGGTATAGTGTATATTGCCATTAAAGTCTGTGCTTTGCCTGCTTGTATTTGTAAAACTGTTACTGCATCTTTAGTTACTGTAATTGCTGCTACATTAGTAGACCCATCTAATAAATATGCACGATATAGTCTTTTAAACTGTTGAGTAGACACTACTGTTTGGCTTGATGAAATAGTAATAGTTTCAGATATTTCTTGGTAATCTGTATCTAGTCCGTATATAACTATCTGTTTACCGTTATCACTTGCATTTACCGCAGGTACGCTTACAGTCCCTGCGATATCCCAAGTGCTCCATGGATATACAGTGTCGTTAACATCCCAAATCGTACCAGAACTACTTTGACTCATAGCTGGTACTGCACCAAACTTATGTATATGTGAGTGGTTCGATATATGACCACGTGCTAGTTGAAGATAAAATTCTTCAGTTTTGCCTTGTGCAGTTGTAGAAGGATTTTGATATAGTGTCACTTAACGTCGCCAGTTCTGTTTTTATAGTAATCTATAATAGCTTGCTGTTGAATTATATAGCGTTTAATATCTGCCATATTTAGTGAGAGTCTCTCGTAGTGAGGTATAGTTAGTCCTGCGTACACGATAGAATCGTTTTCAATAATTTTCCAAGTAATGTCTAAAGGCTGAATAGGCTCAGGAGCTAGCGGCTGTTCAACAGGTGTACTTATAGGTGTAGTTTTAATTGCAATAGGTTTAGTGCTACTGCAATTAGCGAGCAGTAATACTGTTAATACTATCAAAATAGTCTTTTGTACCATTATTGATTACCTTTTCTATTAAACCGGGCTTTTGAGTAGCCAGATTTTCTAAATCATGCTCTACTAGATTATTAACTAGCTCTTGCTTTTCTTGAGCAGCTTTAGAGTGCGCAGTAGCAAGAGTACGTAGCGAATCAAGCTCACGTTTATGAGTAGCTTGCAAGGTGTTTATAGTTTGCACTTGCTGTTCAATAGCTATTTCAAGCTGCTGAACTGATAGTTTTAAGGCTAGTATTTGTGCAGAAGCAACTTTATAATAAGCAAAAAACGCACCACTAATAAGTATAGCTCCTGCTCCGGCAATTAATGTAAGTTTTGAAAACATACTATCTCCTTATTTAGGTGGCGACTTTTTAGAACCAGAGGAGCCAGCCCATAAGCGCTTACGTGCCCAGTAATTGGCACTAAACTTATCATCTTTGGTTAAATTACCAGATGCATCTTTAATACCAGCACTGCGCTGTAAGTAGTTTTTTCTAGCCTCTGCACTATAGTTATGCCCATAATCCTTATGTCCATAGCGCACTAGCTTAACATCTTCGCCTTTTTTTGCTAGTACAACTTCTTTATGTTTAGAGCCAGAGGTATTACGCTTAGGTTTGTTAAACCCAGAAAAGCGCTCCCCACGATATTCTATATCACCGTTTGGTAATCGTTTTATGTCCTTTGCTTTTGTCATAGCCGTGCCTTTCTAGAATTGTTTGAACAACTGCCCATTGTTTATTAGTGCATTGCGCATATTTGTTCTGAAATCTTATACAACCTAGTATAAAGTTTGTTTCTTCAGTAGTCAAAGTACAACTTGCAAAAAATTCTTCAAGGTCTTTTTTTATTCTTCTTGTCATAATATATACTACTATACTTTGTTTTTCTTTTCAGCTGTTGTTACTCTAACGCGCAAATCACTACTACTAAAGCTATGATTTCTTTGATTAAAATATAAATCTATACCCTTGTTTTTACAGATATCTCGACCGGTAAAATCTTGTTTTTTATATTCTTCACCTAGTATACGCACGTTAATAGGTAAGGCTTTTAATATCTCTTCTAAATCTTTTTCTGTAGCGTAGGGAATTATTTCATCTATATATCTACAAGCTCTTAATTGTATATATCTTTCAACTATAGTTTGTACTGGCTTATTCTTATTGTCCCTATCAATAGTAGGATCTAATTGTAAACCTACAATTAGATATTCACAAACTGACTTAGCTTCTTCAAGCATTAGTACATGGCCTGCATGAAGCAAGTCAAAAGCTGATGCTGTAAATCCTATTTTCCATTTATTTGTTATCATAATTCCACAAAAATAACTTAGTTTTTAGAGCTAGAGATAATACTGTCGTATTCCATACGACGACGCTGTAAATCATACAAAAATGGTGGAGCTGCCTTCTCAAATAGTTGAGGCGATTTTCCGTCAACTGTTATAGCTACAACTATATGTTTTATAGCTGTATTATACATTTCATTATGAGCTACCGCATACCCGCAACATTGAATAAAATAGTCACGAATTTGAGTAGATTGTTTAGATTTTTTGGAAGTTTTAAAATCTATAATAGCAGGTTGCCCACGCCACACACCTACCATGTCCGTACGTCCTGCATAACGATATTTATTACTCCAAAGAACCTGTTCTTGTCCCCAAATTTCTTCTACACCAGGTTCTACAATAGAAATTAAATCTCTAGTCATTTGTCTAACGTCTAAAGGCTCGGCTTTTAGGTCAGTCCAAATATACTCACCGTTAAAATGACGTTCTGTATAAGAATGTATAAGAGTACCTCTATCAGTAGCTTCTTTTGATACCCTAGCAGCCTCTTCTTCACCGACTCTATCTTTCCATGCTTGCAACCAAGGGTTGTTTGCCGTTTTACCTAAAATAGTTGTTAGCGAAGGATATGAACCGTCAGGGGTATGATAAGTTCTGCCAGTAACAAGAGTATCTACTGGCATATCTGTTATATAGTTAAATTTCATTATTATCCTTATACAAACAAAAATACCACCATTAGCATATACTAATGGTGGTTAACAATATTATTTAGAGCAACTATCTACATAAGCTCTAATAGTATCCCATTTTTCTTGTTCATCTTCTATATTTTGTTTACGAATTATTGTAGCAACTTTAGTTATAGTTGCTATAGGAATGCTGTGTTCAGCTTTGATTGCTTTTTTTATTTCTGCTATAGATTCTCTAATAGAATCTGCTTGAATCATTAAATCTACTAGATTATTAATATCTGTTTTAAAATCTGCCATACTATACCGAATAAAAAGAGTTTCTTACTTTCTCAGGAATCAACCTGATATGTTTTTCTAATACTAATTGCTGTAAGCAATCGCTGAATATTTTTTCAGGATTAGGATGCAATGTAGCTAAATAGTCTATTGCTAAAGCTACATTTGCAGTGCCTATTTG